GTGGGTGGCATAGTTATCCATCACCAGATGGATATCGAGGTCAGTCGGCACATTGGTTTCGATCTGGTCAAGGAATTTGCGGAATTCCGTGGATCGGTGCTTCGGATAACACTTTCCAATGATGGTGCCGGTGGCAATGTCGAGAGCTGCGAACAGTGAGGTCGTACCGTGGCGGGTATAGTCATGTGTCCGCCGCTCGACCTGGCCGGGCCGCATCGGGAGCATGGGCTGGCTGCGATCCAGCGCCTGGATCTGGCTCTTCTCATCCACGCACAGTACCAGCGCACGCTCCGGCGGTGCCATATACAGACCAACGATGTCGCGGACCTTCTCCACGAAGAGGGGGTCGTTCGACAGTTTGAAGGTCTCTGTTCGATGCGGCTGTAACCCGAACGCTTTCCAGATGCGATGGATCGTTGACGGTGCATATCCCACGGCCTGTGCCATCGAGCGCAGCGACCAATGCGTAGCACCGCGCGGGGTTTCTTCCAGTGTCCGGCGGATCGTCTCCGCGATTTCCCCGTCGCCGATCGAGCGTGGTGTCCCCGGCCGGGGTTCATCGTAAAGCCCGTCCAGACGGTCCGTTGCAAAACGCCGGCGCCACTTGCCAACCGTGTTGATGTCCGCGCCCGTCAGGTCACGGATCGCCTTGTTCTCATGCCCATCGGCTGCGGCAAGGACAATACGGGCTCGCCGCGCAAGCGCCTGGCCCGTCTTGCGCGCCCTTGCCAGAGATTCCAGTTCCTGACGCTCCAATGCCGTCAGTTCAATCGCAACCGCTACACGTCCCATTCGATTACCCCTGCCATCAGGATAATCATATAAACTTCTCGATCAGGACACTAGTGACAGTTGGTGCTTAAATGGCCTGAGCAAGGAAGGCGAGACCTCGCTCCGCATATTTCTGGAAATGTGCGAGGAAAAGGGAATCGCCCCTACAAACAGAATAGATGCGACACCTGCGCCAGATCACGGCGCTGGCTGACCAAGGCTATCACGCACGTAACGCTGGTGGTCCCGCCGCTCCACGAAGTAGATCACCCACGCCAACGCCGACTGCGCCCCGATGATGCCGAGGACTGCCCAGATCATTCCATCCTCCCTCGCCGCCAGCAGTCGCGCGCGAACGCGATGAGCAGATAGCCCACCGCGCAGGCTGCCCCCAGCACGAAGCCGAGGGCCAATCCGGAATAGAAGTTCACGACGCCTGAATGGCCGCGTTGTCGGCCTTGCACTTGGCGTAGATCGCCTCGATGTCAGCTGCGGTCGGGCCTGTCCCGCTTTTGGTCTGCTCGACCGCCTGCACGATGGTGGTCCATGCTTCGGGCCCATATTTCTCGATCAGGCCGATGACGGTGGTGGCGCCGCTTACGATAGCGCTCAGTTCTGCTGCATCCATATCAGTTGTTCCCCGTGGTCGTGGTCGCCTGCGCATCAGCCAGCGCGGACTGCAGTCCGGCCAGTGCGCTTTCGGCGGTAGAAACAGTCGTGGTGGTCAGGCTGTCACCTGCGGTGATCGCGTTATCCAGCGTGGTAAGCGGGGTCAGGGCGGCCGCAGCGGCCGCCTTGATCTCGGCCTTGACGGTGGAATTCACATTGCCGCTGGCCAGATAGGCTTCGGCACCGGTGGCGGCTACATGGTAGGCGCTCATGGTATCGTATGCTGCCTTCTGCAGGTTCACCTGCTTGTCGGATGCACAGGCTCCAAGGGTGGCCAGCGAGAGGATGGCAGCGCAGGCCGCCAGGCGGGATCGTTTGGTCATGTCGGTTTCCTTACGAGGTCGGCCACGCACCGGGCGTGAAGCACACCCAGGTATTCGTGGCGGTGCAGAGGTAGATTCCGGACGCTGCGAAGATGATCTGCCCCTGTGTTCCGGTCGCTGTTGCCGAAGCTGGTGGTGTCCCGATCTGGACGCTTCCCTCGAACATGCCGGTTACGCCTCCGGTCACTTTCCCGGAATATGTGCTTCCATCCGCAGACAGGTCGGCAGTCTTGTTATTCAGAGCATCCAGACTGCTGGTATGCCCCGACACAGTGCCTTCCAGATCATCCAGCAGCGATGTGAGAGGATCTGTAGCCTGAGAAATGGCCACGGCAGTTTCGTGCTGGGTCCAGTATTTCCCCGCGTCAAACCGGCCTGGCCGCCGGATGGGGTTAGGCGTTCCCATTGGCAGACTGCTCCGGCTTGCCTTTTTTGTTCAGGACCGGGATGCCGGCCGAGGCCACGGCCTGCTTAGCTGCGGGCTTGTCCACCAGAGGCACACGCACGCCCGACTGCCCGGGCTTGAAGTGGTTTTCAGCCCAGCCGACGTTCAGGCCGATGGTAGTCATGATCTGATACGCCACGGCCCAGCGGCTACCTGCGTGCGGCGGCGGGATCATTGCCGCGGCGGCCCCGCAGACGATGATGAACAGGGCCACATACAGGTCATACTGCGCGGGCACGTATTCCAGCATCATGGCAATGACGGCACCAAATCCGCCGAATTTTGCGGCTGTGTTCATTTGCTGTCTCCGGCAAGAGCCTGGTCGATCTGGTTCAGGCTGATATGGCCCGGCCCGTTCTCCATCAGCGTGATGCCGTAGATCATCTGCCGCATGGTTGCCTGATTGTTCAGGTCCAGCACAGTCGCGGGCTGCACGCCCATCCGGCTGCACAGGACGGCAATATAGGCATTGGTCGCGTTCTCGATGGGCGGGGCATAGACGTCGATGATCGCAGCGATCGTGTCCATTCCATGCGCGGTGTAGCGCAATAACTGGTCACGCAGCGCGCGGATGCCATCCGCCATGGTGGGGAAGACGGCAAAGCGCGGGTCAGGCACGCCGGTTTCCAGATGCGACCCTGCCTGCCCCACGTAATCGAGGTTGCCGGGATTGTTGTTGCGGATGCCGCGGGGAACGTATGTGCTCATGGCCCATATCCGAACGCGCGCCTGCAGAATGACCATGCCGCATCGCCAATCTGCCCCCACCCCAGTAGGCCGGTGGCCAGAACTATGAAGGTCATGGTGACCCACGACGTCAGTTTCAGGCCGCCCTCGATGCTGGACAGACGGCCGGATATTTCGGTATCGCGCTCGGCCGCCGTGTCGGACATGGCATCCACACGGGCCATGACTTCGCGCCGGGTCTGGGCGGCGTTATCACTTACCGACCGGGTCAGGTCGCGCCGCAGGCCGGAGAACTGCTGGGAAAGCGTGGCCAGGCCATCGCGCAGGTTATCGTGGCCGCCCTCGACCTTGGCCACGCGTTCACGCACCACGGCCACTTCCTCGGCCGTTGCATAGCGGGGTTCGGTCATCAGTGGGATACCGCCTCACCGGACACACCCGTCCACGCGCTGCCATTCCACAGCACCAGCACGCCAACGCTTCCGGTGCCGATCCTGCAGTCAGAACAGAAGGAAGGGACGCCAACCTGCCCCGATGCGGGCAGCGTGGCGTATGTAGTGGAAAGCGGAACGCCTATCCCCTGAGACCCCGGCGTCTGCGCACCGAAGTCAAACAGGCCGTGGTCCATGGGGGACGTGGGTGCGGCATGCGCCTGCACCGTGACAAGAAGGCTGGCGGCTGCCAGAAGGTGAGAGAAGCGCATGCCGTCCCCGAAACTGAATGGTCAGGATTTCGGGGTATGGGTGGTTTGTTAGTACGGTGTGGGATGACAGGTGTATTTATGCCCCACATGCCGCAATCCATCAGCGCCAGTGTAAAGCATAACTTGACATCCTCTGCGTAAAGCCATACTTTACTCTCGATGGAAATCGAAAGCATCAGACACAAAGGGCTGCGCCGGTTTTTCGAGACAGGTAACCCCAAGGGAATCGTGGGAGATACTGGCCGCCTGCGCAAAATGCTGGCCTTTATCGACGCCGCGGCATCGCTGGATGAACTTTCGGTTCCACCCAATTACGGCCTGCATGCCCTGTCGGGTGATCGGGCCGGCACATGGTCCATGACCATAACGCGTAACTGGCGCCTGACCTTCCGGGTCAATGACCAGGGCGCGCTGGAAGATATGGATATGGAGGACTATCATGGCACTTAAGATGCACCCGTCCCTCGCCGTAAACGTAGGCGACTGGATCAGGACAGAACTGGTTGAGCCCCACGGCCTGAAGATCAAGGATCTGGCCGAACATTTCGGAGTATCGCGTCAGGCGCTGAGCGCCCTGCTGAACGGTCGCGCCCATCTGTCCGCCGATATGGCGATCCGGTTTGAAAAGGCATTCGGCGTGAAGGCTGATACCCTGATGCGCATGCAGGTGGCGTGGGACATGGCGCAGGCCCGCACGCATGAGGCCGACCTGCATGTGCGGCCCCTCGTCGCAGCATAGCAGTCCGGTTACGTCCCCTCCCCGCACAGGCAGGGAGGGAACGTGGCGCCTACCGGCCTAACTGCCGGGCACGCTCCTGCTTGATCCGCTGCACGTCATTCCACATCTGCATGATGCCGTGCGCGGCAGCACGCAGGCTGCGCTCACAGTTATCGGTATTGGCCTTGTCTGGGTGGTGGTAGATGCGGGTGCAGACGGCCAGCGCCTTGCCCAGTTCACCCGCGACCTCGGTAGAAGTCAGGGGCTGCGCATCTTCAAAGAAGTCGGGCTTTTGCGGCTGGAAATCGGCAGCCTGCGCAATATCCTGCTTCATGTCGGCGCTGCTCCCGAGCGATGCGCGAAAGGGCGCAGGGTGGCCTTCCGGACCAGTTCAGCAGGCAACGTGGCATCATCGCTTGGCACGTCACCGATGATCGTCCGGATCTTCGCCAGCCCCTTCTGCGTAATCATTGGCTGGCCCACGCCTTCGACATAGCCGCTCCGCTTGACCTCGACGTTCTTGGACTCCATCAGACCGGCCTTGATCTTGTCGGCATAGGCACACTTGCGGCCTGTGACGCTGTGGGTATAGAGCCAGCCGAGTTCGATCAGCCGATTGATGAACTTCCGCTCCGGCCACCCGCACTGCTGGGCTGCGGAACGCAGGTTATGGACGCCTTCGAGGGATGCCAGTTTCTGCAATGCCCCAGCCTGCGGAGCCAGTTCCGCAATCTCCTGATCCTTGGCCTCAAGCGCCTTCTGCTGCTCAAGGGCCAGCGTCAAGGCTTCGACCATGTTGGCCGGGGCTTTGATGGTCGGTGCTTGCTGAGCTTCCAGTTCCATCCAGCGACGGACTACCTTCAAGCGAAGGTCAGCGCGATAGCCAAGGATGAGATTGTAGGTCAGGTCGCGGGGAAGCTTATAGCATTTGCGCTGCTCCCCTTTGGCGTCTGAATAGACCGCCCCAAACTTGGGGGCGTCAATTTTGACATCGGCCAACATCTTCTCAATGTCCCGGATCACATGATCATGACGTTTGCCAGTCAAGTCCGCAATCTCGCGGCTCGACATGGTGATTACGTTTCCAGTGGAAACTGTTGCGGACGATGTGTTAGAAGCCATCATTCGTTGGGTTCCTTATTCAACGTGAGAAGCATCGGGGGATTGTTTGGCGACGTGCCCCGATGCTTTATCTGCTTCCATTAGCAGTCTAATAAGAAAATTTATTTCTGCATTCATACTGCGCCGACTTTTGAAAGCTTGCGTCCTAATCCACTCATGAGACGGCGGATCAAGCCTTACCTGAAGAGGCTTTCTTTCTTCCGTACGAAACGAAGACACTTTCCCATCCTTAGTCATTCTACGAGACCGTTCTCGTTTTTGACTAATGCCACTTTGGGGTTATTGCGTCAATGCCTATTTGGCATTAAAATCTCTGATAACATCGTCAAATTTTTGGTACGTAGTGACGCGCCTAACTCCATATATGACCTCTTCCCATTCGAAAATTCTGTGCATGGATAAGATCTTAGATGGATCGATATGAATGCAATTCCTTTCCCCACTTGGCATTTCAGCAGAAAAATTCAGCTTATTTTTTCCAAAGCCGACGAATCTTGCTGCAAAGCATTCATTATTGGAAACAAAAACAAGGAAAGGACAACGATAGTAATCTTTTAACAAAAGATCAAAATTATAATTGATATAGTTTTTTTCTATTGAATAAAATATAAAATCTCCCTTCATATATCTTTCATTAAGAGATCCGTTACACATTTCAAAAGACTTTATTTTACATTTCTTTTCTAATAATTGAATTCCCCTAGGGACGGGCACTTTGTATTTACTACTCTCTAACATGAAAAAATTTATGCTAGACATGGAAGGGACAGTTGCGTGCACATCAATTCCTTCTGGAGTCTCCGACGAGATTTCCTTGGAAGGAACGGGGCCAGGCCCCTCTAATATAGAACCAAATGTTGTATCTAACGCTTCGCTAAATTTAAGGACCCAGTCGACGGTTAACTTTCTCTGCCCCTTCTCTATCCGATCCACCTGAGATTGAGAGATACCCATTTTCTCAGCAAGGGCAGCTTGAGAAAGCCCTCTTAACTCACGAATCATCCGAATGTAGTTTTTTTTATCCATGCCAAATTATGACGTACTGGCATTTTCGCGTCCAACACAAACTATCCCATACTCCTCGACGTTCCAGCCGACTTCCGTTCTCGAGTTATGTACTTTTTGAATAGGGCTTAGTCGGCTAGCGTCGGGTTCTCATGAACACCAAGAGCAGGATGTCCGAGTGGTGATGCTTCGGGAAGAGCTGAAGTTGGACAAGGGCTGGCAGCAAAAAGCCGCCGGGGAGACAACTTGGCTTCAGACGGCGATCGCCACCATAAATCTATAGAATAAATATATCATATAATTTAGGCTTACTATTGGATGGCACTGGAGGCAGGCGCGGCATAGATGGTGGGCTGGACGATTGACCTCCTGGCGAAACTACATGACCTTGAGAACGCAGCCACTAAACACGATCTACTATCCATCTATCTTGATGCCGTCCTGTCAGTCGGGAATGTCCACGTAACCATTGTGGAATTGAACAGGATTGAAGACCCTAAAGAAAATTTTATACACGTTGGATATCCAACGGAATGGGTCAATTTCTATATTGAGAACAATTACATCGTCTCTGACCCGATAATAAAAAAATCCAGATTCATGAGCCACCCCTATTTCTGGCACGAAATCAGGAACATTAACAAATCCGAAAAAAAGATAATAAGGGACGTATCTGAATTTGGCATAAAAAAGGGACTGACAATACCGGTCCATACGCACGACAGATTAATTTACGCCATTTGTTTTGCATTTACAGATAAAAACGTAGATCAGGAAATTGAGCTTTATTTGCGCGCCTTATCCAATTTCTTCATTGCCGGTTATAAAAAATTGGATGAACCGACGGATATGTCGCCCCCCATTCTTACCCCCCGCGAAAAGGAATGTCTGAGATGGACAGCCAAGGGCAAAAGCTCATGGGAAACCGGGATGATTGTTGGTGTCAGTGAGCGAACCGTTAACTTTCACATCAACAATGCCTTGCTAAAGCTGAAATGTACGAATCGCATCATGGGTGTGGTGCGGGCTATCTGTGCCGGCCTGATTGAACTGTGAAACCTGTCAGGTCTGACAGGTAACCCGGCCGTCAGTTTTCGTGAATGATCCTCTCATCCAACAGGAAGAGAGTGGATCCATGATCGAAGTCGTAACCGTTGAAAATGCCCACTGGTGCGGAACTGCTCTCGCTGAGCAGTTCAAGTTTCGCTACCGCCATTTTGTGGCCAATGAGCAGTGGGAAGTCCCCTTCTACAAGGGTATGGAATACGATCAGTTCGATACGCCTGCTGCTGTCTACCTTGTATGGCGCGATGTCGCAGGTGTTGTGCGGGGCATGATCCGTCTGCTGCCAACAAACCGGCCTTACATGCTGGAAACACTCTGGCCCGATATGATGCCCGATCCGATTGTTCTACCTGGTCCGACGGTCTGGGAAATCACCCGGTTTGGCGTTGAGCGCAATCTGTCCCTCTCCCTGCGCAAGCAGATATCAGCCGAACTGATTCTGGCATGCATCGAATTTTCAGTGCTGAATGACATTCACACCTATCTGTTCCTGACAGCATGGGGTGTTCTCAAGCGGATTGTACCTGGCGCTGGGGTGGATGCTCAGATCCATAGCAGGAAGACACTTCCTTCCGGCCATGATGTCGCCTCTGCCGTTGTGCCGGTTTCCCAGGCCGTGCTGGATAAGGCCCGGGCCAAGCTGAATATCCATTACGCCGTTCTCGATAACAACAGCATTGAGCGGCAGCATGCAGCATAGGCAGCAGAACGAAGACATGGAAAAAAAAGCAGAAAACATCAAAAGCGCATTATCGTTCTTGCGGTCAGAAGCAAGAAAATGCGGCCTTTTGCAAACGGAGAACTCGCTCTCCATCGCAGAAATAATCATCAATATGGAAACAGAAAAATAAAACACAAGAGGACCAGAACTTTGTTCTACCGCGAAGGAGATATAGAATACCTAGCCCAACAACTATTCTCTCAGCACTATCCCTTTCGAAAGTGGGACGACCGACCCGATTCTATATCGGGAGGCCCCACGCAAGAAGAAAAAGATAAATTCAAGGATATCGCACGTCAGCAATTATCAGGCTGGCACCCGGTGTAATTCAGGCTGCCCACCGGCGCGGCACGGTAGCGGCTGGATGTAGCAGCGGAGTAGCCACTCCCCCTTCTCCTGCGCGGCCAATAATGCCATCCTTCCCACGACGCGCCGTGACACGGTGTAATTCTCCCAGCCGTAGGACGGTCTGCGGACCGGATCGCCATGCAGGGTTACCGGGAGGCCCTGCCGGTGCGTCACCCTCCCCTTAAAAAATTCCTTATTCCCCTGATACAAAATGAGATTATCCAGACACGCATCGGATACGCGCGCCAGTTAAGACTCCCTCTCATCTGAAGGGAGGTCGGCATGATCAAGAAAATCGTCTTTCTGGCGCTGGCGATGCTGGCGGCCGCAGTGACCAGCTATCCCACGATCACCAATGCACATCGGGCCGTTGGGCCAGCTTCCCTTTTTGACCAGCGGTGAGGTGCGTTGACCCGACTCCTGCGGGTTGTGAAGGATTATTCTCCGTTATTGGAGATCAAGATGCCATTTTATAAATCGCTGCACCATTTTACACAAAGCATGCATCGGAACTTTGATATCACCACCGCACACGCGCCCGGACATAAAGCCCCTGATGCCGGTATTTACCGATGCACAGGATGCGGACACGAAATTGGTCTGGCAAAGGATCACGTCCTACCACCGCAGAACCATCATCAGCACGCACTGCGGGATGGCCCCATCAGGTGGCAGCTTGTGGCAGCGGCGATTGAGAAGGGTTCCCCATAGAATAATCAGTGATCCGCCTGACCGATAGGGGCGGATCATAAAACCCGACATTCGGGAAATGCTGCCACATGACCGGGGCGAGATCAGCAACGGCGCGCGCCACTACAACCAGTTTTCCGGGGTCGATATTGCTGCCCATGAAGTCACAGACCGCTTTTACATCGGGGTCCATTTCGACAACCAGTTTATCCATAATGCCCTCCACATGAGGACTCTACCGCGCAGTAGGGTATCTGTACAACGGGCTTACCGTCCTGCCATTGCCTGATAAGGATTCCACGTAGGCGACAACCAGAACTTCTGGCCCTGGTTCTGCTGGATGCCCAGTTCGTAGCGTCTGAGGTATCCGGGGTTCATCATCTCCTGCAGGCGGTAGAACACCAGGTAATCGAGGGCGGCGCGGGTATAGAACAGGTTGCCGAAGGGCAGTTCCCGCCGGGCTTCCTGCAGCAGGTTCATCTCGAAGGTCTTGCCTTTGGGGGCATCGGCACTCCCCAGCGCCATGTCGCGGCTGTTGGCGAACATCTTGAACAGGCTGCTGGCGTCCGAGAAGGTTGGACCTGCCAGCGTCTCGAGGAAGGAGTTACCCATGCGGCTCTGTTCACCGAACAGGAAATCACCGTAGATCCCTGCCCCGCCGCCCTGCTGCATGGCGGCCAGAACCGTGCGCCAGTCGGCCGGGTTGCGCGGCTCCTTGCCCACAGCCATCGCTTTCAGGCTCATGGCCACGTAGCCCAGCACCGTTGTCGCCACAATCAGGTGCGCGATGCCCGCCACGTCCGCGCCGTCGCGCGCAACCTCCCTGCCCCACACGCGCCGGATGTGCGTAAGCGGGAAGGACTTGAACTGCATCAGCATGCGCATGGCTTGCCCCAGAACCGGGTTCACGCGGTCGGCGGCGGCGTAACTGCCCTGCATGAAGGCCTGCGTGCGCGGATCGATTTCGGTCATGCCCTCACGCACCTGGTCGATGATGTAGGAGGACAGCTTGGATTGCAGTTCGTTGCGGGCTTCATCATGGGTGATGTTGTCACGCAACAGCGGTTTCAGGTCGTCTTCGGTCAGATGTTCCAGTTCGGCCGGCAGGATGTGCATGTTGCCATCTGCCGCCTCCTTCGCTGTGCCGCGCAGGACATTCCATTCATCCTCGCCTATGCCGTAGCGCGTCAGGGACTGCCGCAGCTTGGGGTGCAGGGCGTCGAAGTCCTTGCCCGCGTTCCGGCCAAGGTTGTGGGTCAGCATGGTGCCGAACCCTTCCTTCATGGCGTCGGTCCAGTATTGCAGGCCGTTCAGCCGGTGGAAGAACTGGACCGTGCGGCCCATCTTGCCCAGCGGGCCGTCCTCGCCATGGAAGCGTGTCATGATCGCGCCCAGCGTGCCATCAATCCCCACGCCCATCATGTGTGCGATCTGGCGCCGGTTGCGCGTGCCCTTGCTCAGTGCACCGGGCACGACGCTTTTCAGCGCGTTCATGTAGCTTTCCAGCAGCGGGATACCGTTGTGCCGGGCAACCGAGGCCGTGACCGCGATATCGGGCAGCGAGGACAGCACCACGCCGCCCAGCTTGGTGATGGCCTGATAGGAGCGCAGGTAGGCCCCGATGGCGGCAATGGTCTTGTTCTGCGGTGCGGCGGCCCGACCCGTCACCACATCGACCAGCGCGCCATCCTTCAATGCCCGCAGGCGATCCACCGTCTTGAAGTCGTTGCGATCCTTGGCAGCCGTTATGGCCCGGTCGGCCACGTGGTCGAACATGGCGCGCGGATTGGTGCCCAGCGTGCGCATGACGGCAGCGTTACGTGCGCCGCGCTCCATGCCCTGCATCACGCTGTCCAGCACGTTGCCCTGCCCAAACTGCTCGTTATACGCCAGCCAGTCATCGGCGGATTTGAAGATCAGGCTGCGTTCCTGGCTGGCGCTCTTGGCGGCATTGGCCGGGCCCTTGAAGCCGGACAGCCAGTCCGATCCGTTGGCGCTTTCATGCACGCCGGACGCCAGCGCCTGCCACGTCGCACGCAGGTAATGTTCCTCGCTGGTGTCGGCATCCAGCCGGTCAAACGTGCGCGGGTCCAGCTTGGGCAGGATGCTGTCGCGCCAGGCGCGGTAATCTTCCTCGCCGCCGTTGCCCCGGATCTTCCATATGTCATGGCTCTGGCGGGTGACGTAATGCTCCTGTTTGCCGATCCATGCCCCGGCCTCGTTCTGCAGGGCGCGGACCTTTTCCTGATGGCGGTGCAGGATTTCGGCGGCCTGTCGGGCGTGTTCATTGTCGGTGGCTTCGCCCGATGCCGGATCATCCAGACGCCACATCTCACGGGCGATGTCGCGGTCAAAGTCATGATTGCGCCGCGTCACGGCCTTAAGCAACCCGGCGCGATCAAGGTCCGTCACCAGTGGGCCCATTACATCCGCCACCAGCGCGTGCGTCGTGGCCGCGACCGAAAGGGCCGCCCCGCGGTGCGTGTTCTCGCGTCCGGCGATGATGCCTTCCAGCGCCTGCGCTTCCTCGCCTTTGGTCAGGCGGCCCATGATCTCGGACCGGCGGGCAAGATTGATCTTCTGGTTGCGTTCCTCGATCAGGGAGGCGATGCGGCGTTCCATGCCAAGCTGCCGACCGGCCTCGCGCGCAGCATCCTTCGGCGACATGCCCTCGCTCATCAGCCGGTCCATGCGGCGCTGGGTGCTGGCGAACACCTCATGCAGTTCATCTTCGGACAGGGCCCGGCCCGCAGCGCGCGCAGCAGTCTCGAAACAGTGGCGATATGATCCGTCAGCCATTCTTCATATTCCCGATCATGCACCCTGCGGCGGCTTCATACGCGCGGGCATCACCTTCCGCGCGTTGTGTCTGTTCATGGATGGCGTCCAGCGCCTTGCGGTCAGCATCCGTCATGCCTTCGGGCATGGTCGTCTTTCCCTCGCCATCCGTGGTCATGCCAAGGCGACGGTTGGCGTCATCCACGGCGGCACGGGCCTGCGCCAGTTCGTCATCTGCCGTGCCACCCGTGACCAGCGGGGCGGCAGCTTCGGTCTGGTCAACCGAGCGGCGGAAGGATGTTATGTCCGGCGTGTCCTCAAGAATCTTGCGGTGGGACGCATCGGTCAGTATGCTGGCGGCACTCTGGGCCCTATCGCTCCCCACCGCTGGCGTACCAGACATTACGCGCGCAGCGGCTTGCGAGGGGGCTTCCTGTCTGGTTGGAAGTGTGTCGGGGTGGCGATCCGACTGCCAGAGCAATTCCCTTTTCCCAAGATATTTCTTCTTGAACGGCGCGACCGTTCCGACCCGATAGCGACCGTTTTCTTCCTGCAGGTGGATAACGCCCGCATCATGCTTGTTGCTGGCCGCATCCTCTGCATGCCTGACAAAGAAGAATGACCCGTTATTCTGGTCGCGTCGGATTTCATCCGGATGCGCAAGAATGTCCCGCACGTAGCTTTCCGCATCAGGATAGCCCTGCGCCCTGATCTGCGGCGCGTGACGGGCTTCCACATGGATGCGGCCAACGCCGCCGCCTGTGCTGAAATCGTGCCAGCCTTCCTCCATCTCGATCGGCAGAGAGGGGTGACCTGTAATGCCTTCGGGGAAGGTGCCCACCTGCACAGGCGCGTCCAGCGGCGTGCCCGGCACGTCCTCGGCCCGGGTCGGTGGCCATGGCCGGTTACCCATGTCCTGCGCCTGATCCTGCGCTGGCGTGGGCACCTCCTGCCCTGCCCCTTCGGGATCAATCGCATCCGTCAGTTCACCCACCACGTTGGGGCGGTCCTGCGCCAGGGCGGCTATGGCCTCGTTCGTCGCGACGTTGCGCGCCTCGGGCGACAGACTTTCCATCCGGTCGGATACCGGGTTGGCCATGTCATCCAGCGTTGGTGACGCGTCCTTGGTCGGCTGGGCCTTTTCCAGTTCGCGCGCCGGGAACGCCATGTGCATGCCGCCGCCCAGCAGACCACCAAACGCGACGTTGGCCAGCGCCTGCCCCATGGTCCAGTCGTTATGCTCGTCCTGCGAGATGCCGTAATTCAGCGGTTCCAGCGCCGCCTGTCCGGCCATGCCCTGCGTGGCCCCGGCCAGCCCGCGGGTTGCCAGACCGCTGTCGATACCAAACCGGCCAAGAATGGATGCCGCGCGGGCTTCACCCATGCCGGGAACGAAGGCCGAAGCGACGTTCAGCGGGTCAAGGAACTGTGGCAGCAAGCCGCCACCAATCCGGGCCGTGCCGCCCAATATGCCGCCCGGGCCGCTGGACATGGTGGCCTGACGGACGGCCTGCGCATGTTTCTGCTGATACAGGTCATTGGCCAGTGCGTCCGACACCGGCGCGCTGAACTTCAGCCCCGGCGCCTGATACCGGCTGTTGGCCTGATCGGCTGTCAGCATGTTGGGGTCAAGTGCTTCGGCCCGATGGCGCACCCAGTCCGAGATGCCTATGACGGGCGTATCGTGAATGCCTTCGGATACAGCCGTGCCAAGGGTCTGTCCCAGCGTAGACTGCATGTTGTCCGTGCCCTGCTGCTGGACGGACGCGGCTTCGATCGGGTCGCCACTGATGAACGGCATCAGCCCAAGCCTCCTGCCTGCACGGTATTAAGCGATCCCAGATGCGGCGCGGACGAGCCACCCTTGCCATACTGGCCGGAGCGCATGCCATCGAACGTGACGGTCACCGGGCTGCCGTCCTTGCGTCGCATGACGTAGGGCGTTGCCCCGTTTCGTGGTGGGATGACCAGCACCAGGCCGCTTTCATCATTGTTGGGCACCCACTGGCCACCTGAGCGCGCGGCACTGATGCCGAAATCCTTGCGGTCCTGATCAGTCAGGCCCGGCGCACTACCGGGGATCGGCGCAAGATCGGATGGCTTGAGCGATGACAGGGCACTGGCGGCGGCAGTGCGCGCGGCAGGTAGCATCCCCTTGGGCACGCGCATGCTGCCGGAGATGTCGTATTTGCTGTTGATTACGCCATCAACCGCATTGGTCAGGGCCGTGCTGCTGTCCTGCCCGTGGGCAATGTAGTAGAGTGCCCGCCGCTTGGTCGCGTCGTGCACGGTGCGATACAGCGCATCGCCCCCGCTGCTGTTGACCGTGGTGACGCGGAAGGCGGCAAGCTGGTCCTCGACCGGGTCATCGCCGCCCTTGGGCAGGATGTTGCTGGCGGCCTGCCCTGCCGCCTCCTGCAATTGTGGCAGGGTGCCTGCCTGCAGGGCGCGCTGGAAATCAGCGCGGGCCATGGTCTGGTCTGCCGTGTCCATGTTCGCCAGAACCTGATAATCGGGAGGCAGCTTCCCGTATTGGACCAGTTCGCCAAATGCCCTTGGCCACTGTTGGCCGTACTGACGGGCGACAGTATCCATGGTCTGGCCGATATCTTCCTTGGCCGGATCGGCGCTGGAAATCTGCTGCGACAGCGCCTGGACCTGATCGTTGGTCAGGATGCGTGGTGTCTGGTTGGGCGCGAGGTAGCGCTGCATGGCCATGCTCTGTGCGGCATAAGCCTGCTGCGCCTGCGCGACCTGTGCCGGGTTACCAGACTGCTGCGCTGCCTGCACGGCCTGTGCTGCCTGCTGCATGGCGGGCGCGCTGGCGACATAGGTAGCCGGGTCCTTCTTCATTGCCTCCATGCGCTGGGTGATGACGGCGTTGCGCATGTTCGCCACCTGCACCCGCTTCTGGTAGCTGCCAATATCCTCGCCATTGCGCATGGCATCGGTGTCGCGCTGCATGGCGGCGGCCACCTGATCGGACGGGGCGAAGCGCAGGGCGTTGGCTTCATCCGCGCCCTGCCGCATCACCTGCAGGTTCTGGATGGTACGTTCTGCCTGCTCGGGTTCCTGCAACTGCCGGATCTGGGCTTCGGGGATGTCGTTGGTCGTGTTGCCGTGGGCATAGGCTGCGCCAAGGTCTTTCAGGCTGTCGGCCAGTTGCCCACGCTGGGTTGCGGTCGTGGCTTCCCAGATGGACTTGTCACGACTGAGTAGCGAATAGGCGTAGGTCTTGGCCTCGTCCGCGATGGGCAGTTTCGATATGGCGACCTCGCGCGCGGTCCAGTCGGGGGCGGTATGGGATGGCGGATCGTTGGGAGCGCTCTGCGCAGCGCCGGCGCGGGAGACGTAATTGCGGGTTTCGTCAAACGGGATGGCCGCCACGAAATCCGCATCACTGATGGCACCAGTGCGCGGGTCGCCATTCTGCTTGATCCACTTGTCCACGTTGCCCGGACCGGCATTGTAGGCCGCGCAGGCAAGTGTCTGGTTGCCGCCGTACTTCTGGCAAAGCTGGTTGAAGAACGCCTGCCCCAGCGCCTGATTGTAATTGCCATCGGTACGAAAGCGGTTTTCATCCCAGCCAATACCGGTCTGCTGTGCGATCGCCTTGGCCGTGGCGGGCATAAGCTGCGCTTTGCCGACCGCGCCCGCGCTGGATGTAAGGGGCGCGCCCTTGGCGTCCGTCTGCTGTCCGCCGCTTTCCAGATGGATCATGGCGGCGAATGTCGCGTCTGGATCGGTGCCCTGCGGGATTGCTGCGGCCTGTGTTTCCGGCTCGCCCGACACTGCGTGATAGCCCATCGTGCCCTGCTGGCGGTACAGGTGCGGCCGGTTCTGCTCGGACGCCTGCGCATAGGCCGGGGCAGACATATGACCCCGATTGGCGTCCAGGATGCTCTGGGCCTTTATCGCATCGTTGTTATTGGTCGCGGACTGGGCGGCCTGCGTGAAGAACTGGTCGTTCCACTGTTGCAGCTTGGCCTGCGCGATGGGACTGTCCATCGGTACACCCTGCAGCGCCAGCCGGGCCTGCAGCAGGTTGCGGCCCGTGTTGATCGCACTGCCAAATGCAGCCGGATTGTCCAGGTTGGCAGCGCCCGTGTTGGCCGCATTGGTCAGGCTGTCTTTCAGCACATCATCCTGATACGCCTGCCGCTGGCGGCCGGCATGCTCGTACATGGCGTTGAACGCGCCGGTCTGGAACTGCGTACTGGCCTGCTGGAAGGCGCGGGCCTGATCGGCGTTCATGCCCTGCATCAGGCTTTGGCGATAGGTGTTGATGCCCTGCGTGGCCTGCCCAAGACTGTCCACGGCCGCCTTGCCCTGCGTGCCGAAATAGCCTGCGGCCTCTGGTGTGCCTTCTTCCGCATTTGGGTCGCCATACTGCGCGGTCCGGACATGGGCCTGAAAATTGTTCATGGCTGCGCTGACTGCGGTCAGGTTGTCTTCCTGCGCATGCCGCTGGGCCATCTGGCCTAGGCTTTCGGATGCCTGGTTCATCCCCTCGCCTATACGGGAGAACCCTTCAGCGATGTTGCTGCCGAACGCGCCGGGCTTGGCATTGGCCTCAAGGTATCCATTGGGGATTTCGCTGGGCAGTTCGCTGCCGGGCGTGAAGATCGGATCAGCCATCAGTTACCACCCGGAAATGTTGACGCCAGAACCAGCGAAGGCGTTAGAGATGTCGGCATCCTCACCGCTACCCTCAAGCGCGCCACTGTCCTTCATGTCGTCCCACTTGTCGGCAAACTGGCTGGCGCCACCGATCAGGCTTCCGGCCGCGCCCATCGCGCCGCCGAAGATCGCGCTACTGGCGGCCTTTTTGTCCGCCGCTGCCTCATTGTCGAAATTGGCCACCTGATTGCGGTAATCGACCGCGCGGGCATCGGCATTATACTGGATGCCTGCCACGTTCTGGCCTGTGGTCATGGCGGTTGCGTTCTGCACGTCCAGCGCGGATCCGCTATTCAGGGTCACGCCATTGGCCGCCATCTGTGCGCGCTGTGCGCCAAGCTGCTGCGCGCCCTGCTGATAGGCACGCTGGGCCGCGACATCGCCCTGGTCCAGCGCGACATCGGCATCGCGCCCGGCCATGTTGGCGTTCTGCTGGGCAATGCGGGCTTCGTATTTGTCCTGACTGGCTTCGGATATGCCGCCGAGGATGGAGCCAACACCCCCAAGAAGGGAGCCACCGGCCCCCATCGCCGCCGATGCGACACCCATGCTATCCCCTCATTTCCGCACGGCAGAACAGTGCGCCGCCAACGCCGACAGGTTCCGGATCATGGATGGTAAACCCAAGCCAGCGCAGCCAGCGGATGGCCTGCGAATACTCCGCATCCACCCGGTTTGTTAGTACGGTGTGGGTGCGCCGCCATTCCTGCACCCAGCGCCGGGTTTCGCGCAGGAACAGTTTGCGGTGGCAGCCAAGGTGAATGGTGCCGATCATCCACGGGCAGCCGATGGACGGGTCCAGCAGGACCGGCTCGACCAGACCAAACACGCCCAGCGGCCTGTCATCATCCAGCATGATGGCCGCCACGGTGGAATGCGCGATGCTGTGGCGGATGGACAGGGCCACCGGAAGCGGCGATGTGCGCGCGACCTCAAGGCGGTCCGCCGGGCGCAGGACGGGGGCGATCAGGTCAGCATCATCCGGTATGGCTGCGCGGATGGTGATCAATTCCCCACCTCGACATCCACATCCAGCCCGGTCACGGTGCAGGGCAGCGGGTAGTTCTGGAACACGTCGATCTTGCCATACTGGTCCCAGTTGGCCGCGGGGATGACGAACTGCACATCCGACGACAGCGTGCCGGACGTGGCGGCACTTCCGACCGGGCGCGTGTGGGCGCCCTCATCGGTCGAGACCTCGATCCCCGCCGTGTTGTAAAGCATGGTGTAGATCTTGCTGATCCGCTTGCGGCGGCTGAACTGTGGGGGCTGGCCAAGGTCCAACGGCAGGGATTGTAGGTGGGCTGCGATCGGCAGGCCTACCGTGACCGTGCTGCCCGCCACCGGCAGAGTGGCCGCGCCGTTCGTGACGGTCAGGCCGGTATAGCCCTTGCCATCGATGCAGGCGGAAACCGTCTGCCCTTCCAGATGGCTCAGGCCCGAGACCGTGCTGATCGGCGCTCCGGTGTATTGCAGCCCGGCATCCACGAACCACGCCTTCGTAATATCACTGTTGGCCGTGCCAAGCTGGCGCGTGTGCAGGCGTTCGACGTAAGCGACCGTCTGCCCGTTGATCGTACGTTCAACCACGAAATAGGCCGTATCTTCAACAACACCGTTCTCGGTTTCTTCCGGCACGACCGTGACCGATTTGAACTTTCCATTCGTCGTGGTGTGCTGATGCCATGCCCAGATCTGCTGCTCCTTCAGATAGGTCAGGCCCAGCAGCGTGCCATCCGAGCGCACGGCCCAGACGATGTTGAACGGGAACTGCGCGAACCGCCAGTCATTGATGATGTAGCCATAGAACAGGTGATCAGCCAGGACCGACAGGTCCGTGCCATTATAGACGGCGGCATAATAGTCATACTGCAGGTCGCGGACATGGCTGCCCTTGCTTTCGACAAACAGCACGTCCTGGTCAATCGGAAGCGGCAGGGTATCGGCGGCACCCACGAACATCTGCGGTGTGACCGTGACATCTGCCGGCGTGATGGCCTTACCCGCATCGCCCCCGCTCACCTTCCACACGCTGCCCGCGGTGAAAATGATCAGATCCGCCATCGGCACGATATGCTTGATCTGATTGACCTGCTGGGATGCGATCGTGGCCGTGATGGCGTCGTCATCCTTGACCGGGTTGGCCACGTCCATGTTGGTGTAGTTGCCCGATCGTGTCATCCAGATGGTCTGCGGGTCAGTCGTTGACCCGCCAAATACCCGGCGCTGCTGGAAGTAGGATACGCAAGATGGATAATTGCTATCGCCGAACGGGTCTTCATGTGTGGGCGGCCCGACTGCCGTGTCGGGTTCATAATCAATATCATCAAACGTGAGGTCGGTCGTTGACCCGATCAGGCCATATGATCCCGCATATTTCCGGTAGACATTGTAATAATCCGCACCCGACACCTCGGACCAGTTGACGGTGTTGTAGTTTCCGTACTGGGTGTAATAACCGATATTGTAATTATTGATGGACGCGACGGCTGATATATTGCTTTCGCTGTTCAGCGCGATGGAAGCCGCTGTCACAACGTAATCGTAGGCTGCAGATGATATGCCCGGCGACGTGCCGGTATTGCCAGCGTTGCCTTTGGTAGCGGTCGCGCTGACCGTGGCAGGCGCATCGATGCCAGCGGCGAACGAAACCTCTTCCAGCGCCCAGTCGGTCTCACCACTGCGCGACAGGTTATAGAGCGGGTAGGATGGATGGGAAACGGTCAGCACATCTGCCGACTGCACCCATCGGATGCCCCACACGTCCGCCACGGCATAGGGTGTTGCAACCTCATACACGCTGCCATCGGCGTTGGTCAGGTATGCGCCGTTGGAGATGAAGCGGATATATTCATTCCCCATCTCCAGCACATAGGACTGAGTGTTGTTGTAAACGAAGGGCACCAGACGCGGCAGGTTCGCTGCATCCTTCACCGCGCCGATATACTGCGTCCCTGACCTGTTGCTGGCCCCTCCCTGCACGTGCACGAAGAAATTGGTCAACTGACAGGCGCCGGTCTGCCACTTTTCCATATCCGAGCGGAAACGCAGCATGGGCGAGATTATGCCCGCGGCAAAGGCCGGACGGTATGCGATCGCGGGGCGTGGGCCAACTGGGGAGCCTTCAGTTCTGGATGCCATCAGGTTGCACTCGTATTGATATAAGACCCGTTGTTCTCTGCTGTTCCGAAAATAGCAGGCCCCATGGTCCCTTTGATATTGCTTCTAATCATGACAAAATATAGATGATGAAAACCAAATTTATTGCATGATATCTGTATATTATTAAGTAACATCCAAAATGTAAGCGCCGTTGTTGGCGCTCGTTCCGACGGCAGGATCATACAGTACGTCAGTATTTCCGGTGCCAGAAGTTCCGTTAAGCATCATGAACGAGCCGTTTTGCGCGTAAAACCCGGCATTCGTATTGTTGTTTGCCTGGTGATTGATCCCTCTTACGACAGAAAGGGTGTCTGCGCTAAATCCTGTGTTTCCGTTTGACGCTGCTATCGCTCCGTTACCTACCAAAGTGCTATTCTGATAACATGCATACCCTGCAACAGTGTTGCTGGAAGACGCAGACGAAGTAATATCTATTGTAGAGGAATTTTCCGCGTAAAAACCGCATGCGCCGTTATTCTCGGAAGTCGCGCTATTGGCGTTTATATATCCTGAATTAGACGCATAAAAACCATGCGAGCCGTTGTTATAGCTATTAGCTGCGTCTGCTTCGGGCTTAGTCGCTTCGATACGTCCACCGTTCAAGGCGTAAAACCCGTAAAGGGTGTTATGGTCCGCCGTGCAATCGTGCGCCCATACATGCGCACCATTCGCGTATATACCTGCTACGTTATTCAGGGACGCGGACGAATTGGAACAGTCTACGAAGCCGCCGCTCTCTGCGCAGAACCCGAAGCCCAGACCATTCGCTGCGTCAGCGCACGCGACCGCCTGGCACCCTTCTGCATCTATCGCCCCCGCGAAAGCATGAAATCCGCAGTCTCCCGCCTGATAAACCGTGGCCCCGGAACATACGATAGACCCTCCATAACGTGCAGAAAACCCATAGTAGTAATCATTAACCTTCACGGCGGATCCGCATACTATGCTCGATCCATCTATTGCACGAACTGCACCACCCCAGCAGTTTGCATTCCAACTGCCATCACTGTTGCGCCCCCCGATCCCGTTAATGACGAAACCGTTTATCCACGCGTAGCCATTTCCGCCCTGCGCAAAGAATCCGTTCTTGTTTGCCGTGGCGTCAAAGTTCAGGACGCAATTCGTGGGCGTCGTCTCGTTACCACGCACGAAGATTGTTTTGCCGCCGTCACCACGGGGGCTTTCAAGCTGGGATACCGAATAGGTTCCATCTGCCACCTGGATATTGAACGTACCGCCGGCTACTTCCTTTACCGAACAATAATCTAGCGCCGCCTGCATGGTGGGGAAAACGGAAGGAACATTGAGCTGTAAGACATCCGTTACCGGACCGGAAGGGAAAGTGCTTCCTGCGAAAACAAAACTTCCCGTTCCAAAAAATAAAGGTGCTTTTTGCAGGATAGACACATCCGTTATGGGATACGACCCGGAAGGAACGTAAGCTACGACACCTGCCGCTACCGCAGCCTGAATGGCCGCTGTATCATCGGTGGTGCCATCCCCCTTCGCGCCATAGTCCTTAACGGTCGGTATCTGGTCTATACGCGCCAAAAGATCCTGTTCGGCATTTTCGGCGCGGTTCTGTTCGGCGGTGATTTCCTGTCCAAGATTGGACACGGCTTCGTCAAGGCTGTTGGCATCAGCCTTGCGGGACCACCACGACTGCCATTCAGCCCGGCTTGGGATATAGTTCTCGTTCCATCTGGGGAAGGAACCGCTGCCGAATGGGAAGCTCATGCCTCAACCTCTCCGTCGCCCGGCTGCGCGCCGAGGGTGATGTCTCGATGGTACGGCCTGCGCCACCCAACCGGACTGATCCCTATGGTCAGGACGCCGATACGGCTGTCGGGGGTATTGGCCGGGATATACTGGCTGTCACGATTGGCGATTGCCCTGCGATGCAACCCTGTGCCCGGAACGCCGTTCAGCGTATCTGCAGGCGTGAGGTGCGCCGGGACCGGGCTGTTTGCGGCGGCATCCCCGACAACGAAGCCGCCGGGAAATGTCTCGTTCACTGACCGGATCGGCCGCCATTCATCGCGCAGCGCTGGCATGCCACGCACCCGGATCCAGTCGGGCACGTAATCGGTATTCTGCTGTTCCAGCACCTGATCGGCCTGCATGGCCTGCTGCAATGCCGTCGCTGCCATGCTGCGCATCTGTGCCGCGATCTCGCCACTGCCGGTTACGGCAATGGCAATCTCGGCCGCCAGTGCCCAGGTGAACGCCTCGCGGAACTGCTGCCGCCAGTTGTCGATCGGCTGGGCGTTGGAGACATACTGCACCTGAACGCTGGCATGATTGGTGCGGATGACGGGTCCGGTCGTGTCCGTGCCGGCCGTCCCCACGCCCTCGCCAAACGGCATCCCTGTGCGGAACAACGCATGCTGTGCTTCGCGGTCCATCGGTGGATGGCGCGGCGCTGTCGCAGGCAGGACCTTGTGCACTGTCACGCAGTCAGCTGGCCGCTGGAACTCGAATTGCCATTGCGGGTCCGTGCTGGCCGCACCGGTGCCGGTGGCCGTGACGCGACAGAAGCGCCACTGATATGCCGAGAACAGCGTATCAAGGCACATCTGCCAGAACGCACCGCAGGCGGTTGCCTCAGCCGATCCATCCGCCAAGGACGTGATCGTGCTGCGCGTTCCCGCCCGCAATAGTGCCGCGTTGCACAGGTCGATCTGCGTGGTCACAGGCTGCGCCTTACTGGCCCTGCTTGTCGATCATTGCGGCGATGAAGCGCGGATCGGACGCGCTGATGCGCTGGCCGACCTGCTTCTGGTATTCTGCCATCTTCTTTTCGGCAGCAGCATCCAGCGGTTCGAGGTTGGAACTGGGGTTGCCATCATACTGGATGATGGCCCCCGGTTCCTCGACCTTGCCGCCGATGTAGCTACGGGTGAGAACCTTGTATTTTGCCATGATGTGCCTCACGCCACGTAGTTGCGCGGATATGGGACGTTCGCGGGAACATCCAGATTGATGCCAGCGGTGACCGTGCCCGCGTCAAGCGCCACCGATGCCGTGTAGGTCAGCCTCATGTAGCGGTACAGCGTGTTGGAGAACGCGGGCTTGGCGCGCACGAGGAACGGCGTGCGCTGGGTCAGCGCGGTCAGGTCGATGCCGGGGAACTCCTCAAGCGTGTCCCAGATGGACCCGTCCTGCGAAATCTGCACGGCCACGTCCATCGTGGGATCGGGCGGCGCTGCAACCGTGACCGCGGGGGCAGACGTGTAGCCCGCGCCACCAGCCGTGACCGTGAAACCAGTGACAACACCGTTTTCCACAGTGGCCGTTGCCTCGGCCCCGGCACCGCCACCACCGGAAATGGTGACAACAGGAGGCGAAGGATAACCCGCGCCCCCGGATGCTACCGCAATGCCGGTTACGGCCCCACTGGCTTCGGTCGCGGTGCCCGTTGCGGTTTCGGTATCGGCCAACGGCAGCGTGCCGCATTCGGCAAACACCTTGAACGGGCCAGTCGGGCCGAAATCGCGGTTTTGCGAAAAGTCGATAATGTTGGTCGAGGGCGTGGCAACACCTGCCGCGAGTGCGGTCAGATCCTGCGCGTTGCTGAACAGCAGCAGTCCATCAATAATCATCTGGGCGGTTTCCTTACTGGACCGTTTCTTCGGTGTTCAGGATCTGGTCGCAGGTGCGGATGGGGATGCCACGGAAGGCCGTGACCGGCTTGCCGTCCCATTCCAGCATCTGCAGCAGCACGTTGGTCTTGTTGAGCGCCTGCAGGTCCAGCGCCGTGCCGAGCGTGCGGTTGACGTAGATGGCCGGACGCCCCCACGACAGCGGCTGGCCGCCGGTCGCCTGCGTTGCGGTCTGCACGTTGGTGACGCCGCGCGGCATGGTCGGGATCTTGTGCACGGCGGCAACCAGCATGGAAATCAGGTTGGCCGCGCTGTCGCCCGTCAGGCTGTCCACGTCGATGTTGGCGATGCGGACCCCGTAACGCCAGTCACGCACGGTCAGGCCGCAATCCCATTTGTAGTGGGACTGGTACGCCTGATACGGGTTGCCGTTGGCGTCCAGAACCGGCGCGTCGGTCGTCACGTCATTGCGCTGCAGCCCGGCAATGCGTCCCTTGGGGAAGATGCCGAACATCGTGGTCGGTCCCCAGCAGGTCAGCCACATGGAGGTATTGCTGGTGCCGCGTCCGCCCGCGTCGATCACGTTGACGGCGTTGGCGGCCTTGGTCGCGTCCACCGTGCTGTAGCGCGGCGCAAGCCCGGTGAAGGCTGGCAGGTCGCTCTGCTCGGTGCCGTAGAACAGCGTGCCTGCCATCTGCTGGTTCATGCCCTCGATGAAAGCCATATCCTCGGACAGGCGGAAGGCGGCCACGTCGCCCTCAAGGTTCGCAAGGTCCTTATCGACCAGCGAATAGGTTTCCAGCATGCCGCAGCTATCGGTGATCTGCGCGGTCGTGCTCTTGGCGCGCGGCACACCGTAGTTGAGCATACGCCATGTGGCGGCTGGCAGGCCGGTGCGCACGGTCGTCTTGTTGCCGGTGGCGAGGTTGCCCATCTTCCACAGCATGTCATCAAGGATTTCGTTGGTCTGGGACAGCAGGTTCACGATATCCGCGATCTCGCCGTCCTCGCGCCGCGCGGCCCAGTCGGCCAGCGTCAGGCAGGTGGTGCTGGAAATGGTTGCCACCGGTTATGCTCCTGCTTTTGCCGACTGGCCGTAAAGGCGCTGGGCAATGTCATCAAAACTGCTGCCGCTGCGCCTCTCCGGCGCGGGCTTTCCCTTGTCGGGTGGTTCGTCCAGGCCCATCGCCTTGCCGATCTGCACGAAGGCACGGATGACGGTGGGGTTGTTGCCAGCCCCCGTCTCGGCCAGCGCCTGCACAAGATCCTTGCCGCCATAGGACTGGATCACGCGGTCGGCCGCTGCCTTGGCTTCCGGGTTCAGGCCCGTGCCATCGGACAGCGTGCGGTCGGACAGGACTTCCTGCCGCCACTTCATCGCCTGTTCGTGCTGGGCGTGGCCGGCCTGTTCAAGCTGCTGCTGGACGAACTGCAGGCCGTGCTGCGTGATGGCGCTGAACTGTTCCTGCGTCAGCCCGGCTTCACGCGCTGCGGCCTCGTACTGGCCCATCGCCTTTTCATCGACGCTGAAACCCTCGGGGGGCGTGAATTCGTATTTCTCCGGGACCGCAGGCTTTTCAGGCGGCTTTTCCTGCTCGCCGCCTTCCTGCGCGCTCTCACCGTTCGGGGCTGCGCCTTCGGTCGCCGCTGTGCCCGCAGGCTGCTGCGTCTCGTTCGCCGTGCTTTCCGTGCTACCGCCCATAAGGGTGTCGGTTGCGCCGCCACCAGCAGGGGCACCAGCAGGCGCAGCAGCACTTGTGGGTTCATCACTCATCCGCGTTCAGGCTCTCCATGAGGATCTTGCTCAGGATGCCTTCACCTGCGTTTGTTAGTACCGTGTGCAGCTTGATACCGATATCGCGCTGGCCTTCGCGAAATGCCGTTGCCATCGGGTCGCCCGGCACGAATGATCCGTCCATGAACCGCGTCTCGTTCAGGATGCGCAGCAGCACGCGCCGCCCGCGCGGGTCGGACGCCACCCATGCGAGATCGAGCTGGTCGGTTGCGGCGCGGGCCTTGCGCCGCGTGCGCCGTTCGCGAACCTGTTCGGGATCGTGTGGGTCATACATCAGCCCCCTCCCCCGATGCCGGACATGATCGCCTGCAATGCGTTCTGGCCACCGCCCACGTCCGTGTCGGACAGGTTCTTCGCACCTGCCGCCATCTGCTGGGCCTGTTCGGCTGCGGCCTGCTGCTGCTGGGCGTATTCGCGCTGCTGACGCATCTGGGCCACGGCCTGCGGGTCACGCATGATCGCCTGGTTGATGCTGAGCAGGTTGCCGTAGATGTCTACCGCCTGATCCAGATCCACGTTGTCCATCACGCTCTGGTCTACGCTGACCAGCCCGCCGCAGAAGCGGACGAACTGTTCAATGCCTGTGGTCTCGGTCGCACGCTGGGCCTGCGCCAGCACCGAGATGTAATTGACCTTGAGTGGCCCGGTGCCCATCTGCTGCGGGCGCACGGGTAGCAGTCCGCCACGTTCCATGATGCCAAGGGTCACGTTGATGATCGGGTTCAGGGCCTCGTTATGGAACCGCTCCAGCACCGGGCCGAGGGCCAGAAGCTTTTCCTGCTGGCGCACATTGATCTCGGCCGCCGTGACGGGCTGCGCCTGGTCCATCTGGCTGACCATCAGGATCAGGTCATTCTTCAGCGTGACGCGGATGGCTTCCTGAAACGCCTGTATGCGCTCGACCAGCGGCGCAATATTGGGGCTGGTCTGGTACACCGGCCGCAGGCCCGCGCCATTGCCCATGGTGTTCAGGCCGGGAATGAAGTTGATGCCGTTGGGGATCAGGCTGACCAGCCCGTTCTGCATCGCGGCATCGGCCTGCATCGGGGGGCGTGCAAACTTGTCCACCACTTCCGCGCATCGAAGCTGGGCAAGCTGCAGCGATTTCACATCGCCCAGCGCGTCCTCGGCAGGACCATGGCCATACGCGTCGTTGGACACGGCATGCCAGCGCGGGCAGATGAACGGCTTGTCGGGATAGCCCTCGACACGCAGCACCGGCACGCTGGGGTTGCCGTATTCGTAATACACGCCGATGTAGGGTGCGCCACGCCAGCCGATCGCGCCGGGCACGCGGTCCAGATTTGGCATGATGGCATGCACCACGGGGATTTCGCGCGTAAGCTGACGGCTGTCATACAGGCCCTGCACGGTGGGCGAGCAGTTCTCGTACCCGAACTTGCTGACCACCTGCCGAACGTTCTGCACATACTCGCGCACCAGCGTGTCGATCTCCATCCGCTCGTTCTGCATGATGAAGTATTCACCAGCCGTGAGCGGATAGAACCGCACCACGTCCTCGTAATCCTGCTGGATGATGACCGCGCCCGTGCCGAAGCCCGCGATTTCCTCGTAAAGCTGGGCCATGGCGTTGTAGAAATTGCCGGTGGCGAACACGCGCTGCAGCCGCTTCTGCACGGTGGCCAGCCACTGCTTGACGTCCGGGTCATCGTTCAACTGGTCATTATTGGTGGAAAGCTGGAACCAGTCGCGCGCCGGGCTGGTGATGCCCGCCATCAGGAATGCCGCCAGATCGCCCACGCACTTGGTGGCCGTGCGATCCACGATCTGCGTGCCCTTTGGCAGGCCGCGTGATCCCTGGTTGGGCAGCAGGTTGTTATACCGCCCCCGCGTGGGCATGATATACCATGTGATCTCGCGCCATGTTTCCCGCCACGATGACCGGTCCATGCGCATGAGAACGATCAGACGGTCCACCTCATCGCGGGTTTTCTGTTCGGGACTGGTGTCGTCAGCGGGTGCGGCACGCGCCATGTCAGCCACCCAGCAGTGTCTTGGGTGCGTTTGTCGCGGTCTGGCTCAGGCCGGATGGGCCGGTCAGCATGGTTGATCCCATGCCGCCTGCCATACGCGCGGCCTGCGTGGTTGAGTTCTGCAACCCCTGCACGGTATTGTTCACCGTCTGGCCTGCCATCGGTGCAGGCGTCGGGGTTACCACCTTCGGAGATTTGAAAATGCCCATGACAGCCCTGTGCGGGCCGTTTGTTAGTACCGTGTGGCGTCAGGCGTATGGGTCGTAATCGCCTTGCACCTGCTGACCTACTGGACCGGCGGGACTGCCTGAAAACTGCGATGGCGCCACGGGATAGGCAAAGGTGATCGCCAGCGCATCCCCCACGTCAGGCGATGCCAGACCGCGCTTTTTCATGTCTTCCTTACGCTCAAGGATGATCTCGTTACGCGGGTTGAAGAAATACCATGGACCGGCCAGATCGGTGCGCAGTTCCTCGTCATCCGGTATGCCGCCCGTCTGCAGCCACGCGCGCATGGTGCCCCACATCTCGGCGCGCTTGTTGGCGTAGCTTTCGGACTGGATATCGTAATTCACCCGGTCGGATTTGCCGCCGAACTGCACTTCCATCAGGCCGCGCACGCGCAACTGCCTGCACCGGTCCACCACGCCGGCACCGACACCGCCACCATCGACAAACACCGCATCCGCGCCATACCGGGCCGCTTCATCCGCCACGCGCGCGGCAAGCTGCATCGTGTCCACATTGCGCAGCTTGATCGGCGGGATCAGCCTGGCATCGCGCCCCTTGCGGAAAAAGGTCACCGACTGGTCATCACCATACCGTGCCACGTCCACGCCAATGACCAGTGCATCGGACAGGATGGCCGCCACATCACGCCGGGCCGCCGCCTCGATGGCATCCGTGCCTATGAACTGCATGGACCCGGCCCGCGGGAACAGGCCACGCACACGCACGCGCATGAAGTCGCTGTCCTCGCCATAGGCCGTTGCCCATTCCTCGAACAGCCGCTTGTTCGTTCCTTCCACCGTCCGGCTGTCGATCTGCCTGCCATGCCAGCGGTGGCGCTGTTTGTTGAAGCATTCGAAGAACCGGCCAACGGGTTGCGTGGGGTTCCCGAACGCGCACCAGATGATTTCGGTGCCTTCATCAGTCAGCGCGCCTTCAGCCACTTCCCACACGCGGTCAATGATGCCCGATGCCTCATCGAAAATTAACAGGATGCGGCGGCCCACGTTGTGCAGGCCAGCGAAGGCTTCAAGGTTCGTCTCGGACCATGTAACTGCATCCGCCCGCCACGTCTTGTCATGGCCCGGCAGAGTGGAATGGATCGACATGCCATACACCTTGAACCAGTGCGAGCAGATCAGCAGCCGGAACCACTTGCTGATTTCGGGGAAGGTCTTGGTGCGCAACTGGGGTTCGGTATTAGCCGTCACCACGACCTTGGTGTCCGGGCAGGTGCACAGCGCCCACGCAATCAGCATGGACACCAGTGCCGACTTGCCGATGCCGTGGCCCGAACTGACCGCCTGCAGGACCGGCATCAGCACATGTTCAGGCGCGTATCCCTCTTTCAGCTGGTCACCGACCGATTGCAGGATCTCGCGCTGCCATGTGCGCGGGCCCGATGCACTGCCAAGGTCCGTACCCGCCTTGCCCCACGGGAATGCGAACAGTACGAAGCCCAGCGGGTCGAGGCTGTAGCTGGCGATTTCTTCTGCCAGCAGCGCTTCAATATCAGCCGCCACGCGCCCGCTTGCGCCCTTCATCAATCAGTGCGGCAATGTCCGTGTTGACATTCATGTCCACGGTCGAGCGGTCGCGGTATTTCTCCGGCCTGTGCGCCTTGAGCAGCGTGGTCAGCAGGCTGTCACTGTAGCGGCGCTGCAGGACCGGTTTGCCATCCTGATCGTAAACCAGGCCATCCTTGCATGTGACATACTCGTCGTAGCCATCGCGGCCGCGGCGCCATGCCTCCAGTTCCAGGCTGTCCATGGCGATCTGCATCGCCTCGTCCCATTCGGCGGCAAAGGCCGGATCGGTTTCGCGCATCTGATAGGCCGTTGTCCGACCGATGCCTGACAGTCGGCAGGCTTCCGACACGTTGCCCGTATTCCGCAGAGCCTCGACAAACGCGCGCGTTTGACCTGTCCGATGTGTCCCGCGACCACGCATCAGACTTCACCCCTCAAGCGACAGGACAGGAATGCCCAATACACGCCAGACATAAGCATAACGGCCATTTTTTCCGATCTCGAACGACCTGCTGACAATCGCCATCACCCCATCCCCACACGCTTGACCGCAGCCATATGCCCGACCCTGATGATCCGCTCGCGCATTTTCCCCACATTGGTGGCAATCTGCATGAACATCGGGTCGCTACGGTGCATGGCCAGTTCCGCCGCCGCCTCCTCGGCATGGCGCAGCCCGGCCACCATTTTCTCGTATGCGTCGTTCTCGCTGTTGGTAACGCTGCGCCTCATCCCTGCTTCCTCACTGAAACGTAATACCCACATTCCCGCTCATTGCGGATTTCCACGCGTCCACGTCCATCCGTTCCGATCAGACAGATCAGGCCACGCAACTTGCTGATTTTCTCGCGGATCACGCGCCCCGGATCGTCCGGCTCATCATCCGGATCAGACCAGATGGCCTGAGTTATCGCATCCTGCGATTGGATCACCCCTTCCCGCCGCATCAGCTTTTCCATGATACGGAACGGCACTGGCGCCAGCAGCACTTCACCACGCGGACCCGACAGCACATGCCGACCAATATCAAGCGACAGCTTGCCGACCCGATAAATCTCGTCCTGCATTACTGACATGCCTGTGCTCCGAACAGTATCTTGAGATGGCCGCCTGTATTATTCTGCTCATTCATTCAACAGGACGCCGTGGGTAAACTTCTGCACGCTGATTTTATTATATGAATACAGCGGTTGGTACCACTTTCGTCTCACCATGCTTCCGACCGCTCACCCGCGCTCACATCGCGGAACCACGTTGTCGGGCCATCAAACAGCATGTCCACGATACCTGTCCGGCCACCCCGGTTTTTCAGCACGATGATCTCAGCCTTCCCACGAGAACGATCGAGTGCATCAAGGAAGGCCATCCGGCGTTTTTCGTATACAGCATCCGTCTCGTTCGTATTGCGCACAGGCTGTCCGTCCGTGCCCATCCGTGTCTGCAGGACGTGTTCCTCGCGGTAGAGGGCCATGACGCATCGGGCATCCTGTTCAATGGCGCCGGAATCCCGCAGGTCGGACAGAACGGGCCGCCTGTCTTCCCGGTTCTCGGACTGGCGGTTAAGCTGCGACAGGGCGATGACGGGCACCTTGAGTTCCCGCGCCATGCGGGCAAGGTCGCCACTGATCTCGGTCATTTCCAGCGTGCGGTTGCCTGACCGGCGCGCCACCGTGGAGCCACGCATCAGCCCCATGTAATCCACCACGACAAACTTCAGACCCAGCTTCGAACGCTTCAACTGCCGCGCACGGGCCAGCAGTTGGGGCACTGTGATCCCTTCCCGATCGTCAATCGAAAGCGGGATTTCCTTCAGCGCCATGGACGCCTCGACCATCTGGCCCATGTCGTGCTTGCTGATCCGCTCCGGCTGTCCAGCCCGATCGTTCATGCCGGTCAGCACCATATCCAGCGGCATGCGGACCCTGGCCGCGATAACACGGCCCATCAGTTCCTCGGCCGACATTTCACCTGACCAGAAAAGGCCCCGCCCGTTCAGTTGGGCCATCCGAACCGCCAGCGACAGCGCAAGCCCGGATTTGCCAATGCCCGGCCGTGCGGCCACGACATACATGGCACCTGGCCGGAAGCCGCGGATCCGGTTGTTCAGTTCCGCAAAGCCGGTATCCAGCCCGGACAGGAACTGCCCCGCCTGCCAATGGCTGTTCGTTTCCTCCATCAGCGCCTGCCCGGCGGCGAACGCCGTGACGGTCGGCCTGCTGGCATCAGTGCCCTTGGCCAAGGCTTCCAGATGCTCCAGCGCTTCGGCCAGAATATCATCGGCCGTTGCTTCGGACTTGGCGGCCCGTGCCCGCATTTCGTCGGCATAGGTCTGGATCGACCGCTTGACCCAGCAGGCAGCGACCGATCGGGCTGCCTCCCGTGCCATGCGCACATCAGCGGCCGAAATGATGCCGGGCAGATGCTTGGCCAGCCACTCGGCCCCAAGGTATTCGCTTGACCGGATCTGCGGTGCGATCGTGACGGGTGAGACCTGCCTGCCGGCCGTGATTTCGCCCTGCACCAGCCGGAACATCTCGGTCATGTCGGTGTGGTAGAAATGCTCCGGCCTCACCACGTCCGCCACGCTGTCGTAGGTTGCGTTGTTGAGCAGGATCGACCCGATCACGCAGGCTTCGGCCATGGCGTTGGCCGGGACTTCCTGCACCTTCGGCTCGAAATGCAGGACCTCAGCCATGGGCCGCTTCCTTCAGCGGGAAATGTTCCAGCCGGGGCGACAGGCCCTCAAAGCCGTTTCTTGCCCACCGCCGGGCTGCGTCGTCGTAGGCTGCCCTGTCGTATTTTATCTCATCCGCCGCCGGTTCGGGAAGCATGCCCTCATCAGCCCAGCGCTCGTTGTTGAGCCAGGTTGCGGGATGGGGGATGTAGGTTGGATCGGCAGACCACGGCGTTGCGGCGACGGCAGCCAGCAGCGTTTCGAGGCTGGCCCTGCCAAGGGCCTTGGCAAACGCCCGGCGTGCCTTGGGCTTACCCACCTTCCGCGGATAGGCTGCCCAGAACTGCTCGAACGCAGCCTCGTCCAGCGGGGGTTTGCTGGCACGGCGGGTTTTGGGTTTGGGATCGGATGGCTGTTCAGCGTCATCGAAAAATTCGTCCCCTGGCAAGGGGACTATAGGGGTATTTCTAGCTTCTAGCTTCTTGAGTTTATCCCTTGGCTTATCCTGACCCTTATCCGGGGGGTTAACCCCCTCCCCATCATTTTCGGCATCATTCTGGATAAGGGCGGGATTACCCCCCTTGCGCCCGTGTTCAGCCGAAACGTCAGAGTTTTCCTTGTCCCGCACCATGCGGCGGGAGAAAATAAAGCCCTCTTCATCGACGCTAAACACGCCGTTTTCTTCCAATTCGACAAGCAGTTTTCTGACTTCCCGATCGCTTCCGTTCGTCAGTCCCGCAAGCTGTTTCGCGCTGACTTTCTTGCCAGAAATCTCGAAAAAACCGATGCGATCTGCAGCGTGCATGATGGCCAGCATCTCCATCCACAGACCGCGTGCGGCGTATGAACAGGACTTCAGGGCGAGGTCATTCTGCCAGTCCTTCCACCAGAACTTGGACCACTCATAACGCTTTTTGCGGGTAACCCGGCTCATCGTTCATCCTCCGCAAAATCACAGAAATAACCGAGCACCTTGCCGGTCATGCCGGCCTCATCCCGCATCATCGCCAGATCGGGATTCGATCGCACCGCTGCCATGAAGGCGTTGAACAGTTCCTGCCGCGCCATGAACATGCGGGCCAGATCAGCCTTGTGGCCGCCCTGCATGAGCATGTCGCGCATGACGGGATCTTCGGGAAACTGGCGGCTGTTATGCCCGCGCCGGGGCATGGGGATGACGTTCATGCGTGTGTTCCGCGCTGGGCCCGGCAGGAGTTGACCGCCGGGGAAACTTCATTGGGGGTGATGGCGGGGTGTGCGTGGCCCTTCATCGGCGCGACCGCCGGTGCCACAGGTCGGCCCGCCACTTGGCAATTTCGGCATTGTGAATGTTGATGTGACAGATGGACCGCCAGCGGGCAGCCATCTTCAGGCAAAACCATTCCCAGATCATGCAGCCTCTTTCTTGAGCGCATCGAGACGTGCGCTTAGCAGTTCGGCCTCAGCGATATGTCGTCGCTGCTCGGCCTCCAGGTGGGCCGCGAACCGGGCGCGCACGCGCAGCCATTCGCCTGCGGTGACGCTCCTGATTTCGCGATAGATACAAGCGCGGACCCGCCGTTCCGTCAGGCCAAGAAGCCGCGCGGTATCGTGGATGGCCGCCTTCAGCCCGCGCGCTTCCTTGCGGGCCTTCACGGCTTCCGTGACGATACTGGCGAACTCATTGACTGCGATTTCGGCTGTCATTTGTGCCCCTTGGACAAAATGCTCCACGCGCTTGGACGAATTACTCCACGCCATTGGACAACTCCTGTTGCAGAATTCCGGTTGTCGAGGCCGGATGCAGCAACGGGATGAAGGAGCGTATGGAGGAAACTGGAAAACGGAACGATGCCACGACGGGGCTGGATGCCCTGTCGCGCATCGACATGGCCCTGCTGGGGCTGGCGCAACTGCGTGCCCAGGCCGGTGCGTATGAATACGTGCAGGCCGCACAGCTGTGCACGGCGCTGAGCGCCAGGATCCTGTCGCCCACCCTGCTGCCGTCCCCCACCATTCCCATGGCGCCGGTCGTGAGCCAGCCGCTGAACCGGCTGATCCACGGGCTGCAGCATGTTGGGGTGGTTTAGGGTGAAGGGGGCGCAGGACATCAGGCGTCCTCACCCTTGCCATGCGTACCGGGCTGTAGGTCCGCATCACCGGACGTGACTACAGTTTCAGCACGGGAAGGAGTCGTAACCTCCTTCCCGCTTTCACCACCCTGTGCAGAGGATGAAGCTTTATGAGTAACGGAAACATCACCACCCGCGAGGGTCTTATCCTGCAGGTCGCCCATTACCTCGCGCTCGCCTCCGGAAAGGATTTCCCCACCATTCCGGTCAAAGACGGGAGAGTTTCGCGTGCCGAGATCGAGGACTGGTTCAATAGTGCGCGGCTGATCGTTGATGGGAAGTCTGGCGGTCCCAACTACCCCAACCCCAATCGATAAGTAATTTTCAATCAGAGAGGCATTCTTCAGTATGTCGGATGCCTCCATTACGCCGGTTACGCGCGCGATTTCTAAAGCCGCATCAAGGGACTTTACTCGGATTTCATTAATCACCGTCCCCCTCCCCTTCAGCCCGCACAACCGTCACGCCATCGAACAGGTCCGGGCGGAGTTCTTCGCGGGGAATGCCGGTAGCGGCTTCAAGCGTGATAAGATGCTTATCGGGAATACGCCCCCATCCCAGCACTGTCGCATGGGACCGAAGGCCAGCGGCATGGGCGACTTTTGCAGCGCTGCCTACCCGCTTCATGAGTTCTGCTGGTGTCATGCATAAATGTTAGTATTTCCGACTTTATGGTGCAATGAAAAAGTCGGCGGATCCGACACAAAGGTTAGAAATATCAACCATACTGATACCCATGAACCTTGAGACTGACATGGGCGCCCGTCTTTCCGCCCTGCGATTGCAGAAGGGAAAGAAGGAAGGGCGACGAATTACCCAGCAAGAAGCGGCGGATGCTGTCGGCATCGGACGCAGCACTCTTGCGTCCTACGAAAAGGCTCATGACAAGCCAGGGCGGGAAACCATGATTGCGCTAGCACAGTACTATGGTGTCCCCGTCGATTATATAGCTGGAACGCCGCCGGTTAATTCTGACCTGTCGGCGCAGTCGGTCGAAGACCCCGACGAATTGGCCCTCCTTGGCCTCTGGCGCACCCTCAATCACGACGAACGTAAACTGCTTCTCACCCTTTTCGAGAAGGCTATTCGTTCTGATGCAGCCTGACCTGTCCCCAATAAATCGCAGATCTTTTGCTGCCCTCATGAATTTTGTTTACCTTTCGTTCTTTATGAAAGATAGCAGAACAGACGCAGCGGTTGTTATACGGAATTTGGATATGGATTATGCGATGATACGGTTAAGACTATGATGCAGCCTAGAATCAGCTTGCTCGACCGAGCGCGCAAATGTGGCGCATGGTTCTTAGGTATAATGAACATATTTCTAGCTATTGGGTACTTCACTGCGTACTTATGTGCACCCTTAAAATTTGCTGGCCAATGGAACGCATCCGCAGTTGCATCGCTTGCAATGACAGCAGCTACCATTGCGATGGCCGCCGTCACGTTGATGGTCGGGCTTGTAGCTATATGGGGATACGCCACTCTCAGAGAGCAATCGGAAAAAATCGCTCGCGAAGCTGCTGTCGAAGCGGTATCGAGAACTGTAAGGCAGTGGATTGATGACTCTGCACGCTCGACGCCTCATGAGGACATTAGCAACGCATACGACAGAAGGGAAAACGAGAATGATTAATGTTGCGACGATCACTCCCTTTGATATTGCGAAATGCTACATGAAAAAGGCTCCCACTGATTTAATGGGGATGGCGTCGGCTTTAGGCATTCGCGTTGATAATAATGCTACATTTGAGGATAAAAACTTGTCGGGTAGCATCAAGCGGTGCCGCGATGGGTCATATCAAATTGCGATAAACGGCAGTGACAGCGAACAGCGGAAGCGTTTTACTCTGGCGCATGAATTAGCACATTTCATGTTACATCGAGATATTATCGACTCTGTCGGGCTAGTCGATGATGCCATGTATCGCAGCGGAGCTTCCGCCACAGAAGAATATCAAGCAAACAGCCTGGCTGCCGAACTGCTTATGCCTAAAGATCTTGTGAGGCTTTTCTGGAAAAAGGGGCTATGCGGCATATACCAACTGGGAGGCGCGTTCGATGCTTCTCCTGACGCAGTAAAGATTAGATTGCGACAACTAGGATTATCCCCATAGCTACCAACCCCGCTCCGGCGGGGTTTTCTTTTGCCTACTCTTCCATCTTAGGCACATCCCCCACGCTCTCAAGGATCTCCGGCTCACCATAGTCCCCAGCATCTTCATCCACTTCCATGCGGACCAAGATTGCTCCGGCCATAGACGTGCCGCCAGCAGCGACCTTATCGGTCCTGCGCCTGCCTTCCTCGACTGACCGGCACACGATAGGCGCGCCTGGCTCAAGCTGTGCCCCGCCCCGTTTGGGCTTTCCCCAGATATACGGCTGGAAGATGATTCGTTCGGTAGCGGTCATCGGTCTCTCCTTTGATTAAGTTCATATTATGTTCCTAATCTCAAAAGGGAAGTAGAATTCGGCATGAGTGATATTTGTCGGGAATACTAACTTTTCTCTTGCATAATCTGTCGGAATGTCCGACTTTATCGGCATGACCTGCTGACGGAGCGGCTGAACCCACGGAAATCCCGTGGCCGATATACCTCCTGACGCAGGTGAGACACTCATTTTGAGTCGGGAGAGGCTTATATGTCAGGACGACACGGACGGATCGAAGGTGCGCGACTGCACTTCCGCCTACCGCCAGATCTCAAGCGGTGGCTTGAGGATCGCGCAGCAGGCCGGGTCCGGACCATGGCCAGTGAACTGGTCACCATTCTTGAAAAGACACGCAGCGATGAAAGGGCGAAGCGGACGGCGGCAAGGAAATCCCTTGTGCTCCAGCATGCGCCCGCAAAACGGACGGATGCTGACATTGGTTCTTCCAATCTGGCGAACCAAACATCCACTCCCCTGTCTCGCGCTGAAATCGACTTTGGCGAGGCCATCCAGCACCTGTCGCGCGAGAAGCTGATTGCGCTGGCCGATGACCAGTGCAGCAAGCTGTGCCTGATGTGGGAAAACGTGCTGGAACTGCTCGCCCTCAACCTGGACGACCGCCGGGTGTACGAGATCGCGCAGGACATGGCGGAAACGCTGAACGACAATTCCGTGGAACATGAAGTGTTCTATGGTGGTAAGGCACGTGAACGGCTACTGTCATTGTTCCCTGCCCTACGTGAAGGGGGTGCGGCATGAGCAACGTCACGATCAATGGTCGGTCGGTCTCCATTCTGGAATATCTGGGCCAGCGCGTTGTCACTTTCGCCATGGTGGATGCCCTACACCAGCGGGCCGAGGACACGGCAGGACGTAATTTTCGCGCCAACCGCAAACGCTTCATCGAAGGCACGGATTTCTTCTCCGTTTGCGCCGACGAAATTCGTCGGGACAAAATTATGGAGCTTTCCGCCAAAGCGCGCGGCGAAATCATCCTGCTAACCGAAAGCGGTTACCTGATGCTGGTGAAATCCTTCACGGATGACCTGGCATGGACGGTGCAGCGCGAACTGGTCACCGGCTACTTCCGCGCGCCCCGGCAGCCGGAGCTGCCCCGCAATATGCTGGCCACCATGGAACCAACCGAACTGAACGCCCGCATCGGCGCATGCCGGCAGGCTTCGCGCCAGTGGGGCAAATCCGCCGGTGCATGGGCATGGATGAAAGCGGGACTGCCCCGGCCGCCGCGGGAACTGCTCAGCATGGCCGAGAACGCGGTGCTGGATGCCGTGAACGGCACCAAGCCCACCCCGCCACCGGTCCAGCGCCGGATCATGATTATCGAGGACGTGCAGGGCGGATCGGTCCCTACCCCGTTCACCTGAACTGTCCACCCTGAACAAGTAATCAATCCCCGTAGGCTGCGATTACCAGCCTGACACAAGTATTCAAGGAAATCGAAAAATGTCCGAAACCCTCTCACGCCCGAAGTGCGTCCAGACGTCTGCGCCCGCCTTTGTTGTGGAGGACCAGATCGACCGGGTTCTGGAGCAGGCTGCGGCTCCGGTTCAGCCTCCGGTTGATCTGCCTGCTTTTGCCACTCCGACCCAGATCGGGCGGCGGTTGGCCACGGTGCGTCATATTCTCGATGAACTGGAAAAGACAGAAGGTTGCAGGGGAGCCTCCTTTAGCCGCTATGACAGGGAGCGCGATGCTCTCGTCGACCTTATGTCGACGAAGCAGCCCAACAACCTGCATGACGTGGCTGCCATCCTGAGCGCCATGATTGACCCTTTGGGAATGCTGGAGGGCTTCAACCTCAGCCGGGAGGATATCGACAAATATACGGCGCAGTTACAGCGCGGCGTCTGCGGCACGCTGAAGCATCTCATTGCCCTCGGTATCAATGTCGATGCGCTGGCGCCGGTGGACCCTTTTTATGAAATCCAGCGCATCCTCGGCACGGAAGCCGAAGCCACGCCATCGGCCCTATGCGATCTGGCCGATACGATGGAACGGCAGTTTGTCGAGATCAGGGATTTCCCTGCTGACGAATGGCCTGTCGATAATGGCCCGCAGGTTCTCATGGACTACTGGGCCAATGTGGACACCACGCAAGCCCAGACCGTCCAGTCAGCCGAGGATGTGGTCAATCTGGCACGAATCACGCGCACGCTTGAGGATTCCATTGCCAAAGGCGACGAATGCCCTGCGCTGGAAAACATCCACCGCATGCTGGTTTCGGCCATTCTGGATGGGCACCTGCCATCGCCCGCCGGCCGGGATGCCTCGATCATAGCGCAGGCGACAGCGGCCACGGCGTTTGGGCGGCATGTTGATGATGTGGCTGATCGGCTTCCCAACGATGAAGCAGGCGACGCAGCCATGGCACGGCTGGTAAACAGGCGGAAGGACATGCTGGATGACCTCGTGCGCTGCAAGCCGACCTCGCTTCAGGGCTTTGCCGCCATGGCGCAGGCCATCGTGGAGTCCGATCCCGGCGTGAAGGAAGGCGGCGAGCCGATATCTGACTCCAGGCATCTGGCAGAATTTGCCCGCCATCTGGCCTCCGTTGCCCCGCAATCAGGCGTCAGCCCGGACGTTGCTCTGTTCAATGACTGCAATCGCTTTTGTGCGATCGAGGCGCTCTACAATCGGCGTGTTGAATCCGCACATACGGCTGACGAAGACAAAGCGGCAGATGCCGCAAATGCTCCACTGGATGCAGAACGCGTTGCCTTGATGAAACGGATCACAGCGCATGAAGCCCGCACACCTGCGGGCAACACGGCCCGGGCGCATGCCGTGGCCTTGTTTGCCCCGGACCTTCTCGAACATTCTGATGGACGGGACTTTGCTGAAAACATGCTGGCCGCCCTCGCCCGCGACACCTTGGCCATGGGAGCCTCGGCATGAGCGATGATCTCGACAACATCTCGATCACGCCCCGCGGCATGGGGGTGCTGATTGCGGAACTGGGGGCAGCGGATAACGAAGCCGCATTCTGCCTGCGCCTGCAGGGCCACCTGCTAAGCATGGCCCGCAGCTACACGCAGCAGGGCTACTCGGATAAAGAAATCGTCGGGTTCATGCAGCAGATCGCCGATGGCGCCGCCTTCCGCCGCAATGAACTGCGGCCGATCGCCAACATCCATCATACGCCGGGACATGCGTAATGGCTGCCCGCAAGACCGACCGGCGCTATACCCCGCAGGACGATGCCCTGATCCGTTCCATGCGGACCAAAGGCCGGACCTGGACGGATATCGGCAGGGTATTCGGGGTGCATGGCACCTCCATCCGCCAGCGCCTGATCCGCGTGCTGCAGGAGGACGACCCGCACCCCGATGCCGAATCCCTGCGCGAGGTGGCCCGACGCAAGCAGGCCACACAGCAGGAAGCCACTCCGGCCCGGCTGCCCCTCACCCTCCGCACGCGTGATGGCGCGTTCAGCATCGCGGCCCTGCAGATGCTCCATCACCATCAGGCAACAACCACAGGTCATATCCGCGCGACCGTACAGGAAATCGCGGCATGGGCCCGCACCAACCGGCTGCCACCCGCCTGCCGGGACACGCTGGCCCATATCAACGCATGGCGCACGCGCGAGGGCTTGCCGCCCTTCGTGCTGCAAAAGGAGAAAACATCGTGACCGACCTCAGCATGGGCGACGAAGTCCCCCGCCCCGAATTTGATCCGATACCCCATGCCTATGATCGCAAGGCACGTCCCATTTTCATGAACGAGACCCCGCTACGGGACTCGCTGGTACTGCTGGCCAAGCTGTGGGCTGCCACGCATCCACTGGCAACCGTAGAGACCCGGATGGAACTCGCCGCCCGCATCGCATCGGAACTGGCGGCACGATAGCGGCATGGACACCATTCCCCAGATCACGCAGCGGGTACGTCTGGCCGATGTCGCCCGGGTCACCACCCTTTCCACCCGCCAGATCCAGAAGCTGGCCGCAGCCGGGCAGATCCCGGGGGCGGCCAAGTTCGGCCGGATCTGGACATTCGATCCCATCAAGATCCACGCATGGATCAATAATCAGGAGGCCCGGGTTTGTCAGGCCGCACCAACGCCAACATCTACCTTCGAGGCAAAACGTATTGGGGGCGGCTCCAGATTGCCGGCCGCGAGCATAGAAGCAGCCTACGCACGGCTGACCCGCGAGAAGCCCGGCGCAGGCTCAAGCAGTGGAAAACGGAACTCGAGCGCGAGGCGGTAACGGGAGACAGCGACCAGCTTTTTGAAGAAGCCGTCATCCGCTGGATTACCGAAGTGCTGGCAACCTCGGTCAAGCCCCAGACCATGCGGCGCTACACCATCTCAATCCGCAGTCTGGAAGATACATTCAAGGGCGTTCGTGTGCGCGACATCACCACGCGCCTGATTTCCAATTTCGTATCGGGCCGGTCAGGCAGCGTAACCAATGCCACCATCCGCCGGGACCTGACGGCGCTGTCCCGCCTGCTGTCGGCCTGCGTGGCATGGGGCTGGATCACCAGCAACCCGGCCCTGTCCTTTGACCGCACGATCATCCGCGAACGGCGCGATCCGATCACACCGCCCTGCCCCGATTCGGTAGCGCGGGTCAAAGCCGCCTGCCCGCCCGGCATGGCTGCGATTCTCGACCTGCTGGAACAGACGGGCATGCGGGAAAACGAAGCTGTCAGCCTGACGGGAGACAACGTGGACCATGAACGCCAACAGATCCGACTGCTCCGCACCAAGACGAGTCGGCCACGCACGATCGCATGGGTCACACCAGGCGGAGACGCAACCGCGTTGCTGGAGCAAGCACCCCGTACCGGTTGCCTGTTCCCAAACCGGCATTGAAAGCCTTATCGAAATGCGGCCTCAAACTATGGACAGGTCATGCGCCGGGTGATGGCGCGATGCGAAGCCGAGAGCATCTCCTTCACCCGCTTTCGTATCCATGACCTCCGCCACGCCTTCGCTATCCGTTGGCTCAAGGCAGGCGGCGACATCTACCGTCTGAGCCGCCATCTGGGACACACATCGGTCAAGACAACTGAAATCTATCTGTCGGCCCTGACGGCGGATGAACTGGACCGGGTAATGCATGTCGGCACAAAAGACGGCACAGTAACCATATGA